GGTCGCGCCCCGAAGCCTTTGGGGTCGGTGGGTGCAATAGATTCCTTAGTAGGGGGGGGTGTCGGGTCGGTTTGGGGTCGTTTTGCACGGGTCGCACCCCACCCCGCTCTCTTTTTTAACCGCGCTTCTTTTGTGAATAATACTACACCCCCCATCCTACCCATGACTACCCGAACAAATCTTGTCTGGATAACCACTTAAACGCGCTCGGGTTTTGCTCGGGTTGCATGGGTCTTTATCAAATCGATGGGGGAAAGGGGAAGCGAAAGGCCCCACGCGGCCCTGATCGGGCCGCGTGGAGGGAGGTGAAGCGGCGCGCAGCATGCCGACCCATGCAGCGCTGCATGGGTTCGAGGCGGACCCGTGCTCGGCGCGCGCCGACAGGCGCTGGAGGGGTCCATCGGGCACGGTGTAGGCACGAAAAAGCCCCACGCGGTGAGGCATGGGGCTGGCACTGGTTCGCACCGGTCGAGGCCGGGCGGCCCTCGGGCTACGCGGCGGGAGGAGTCTCCGGCAGGATCTCCACCTGGTAACGCTTGGCGCGGCCTTCGCCACGTTTGGAGAAGCGCACCCGGCGGCCGTCCTTCAGGCCGAAGATACGACCCTTCTTCTTCGCGGCCATCTCGTTCGTGAGGAGGAGGCCGAAGATGCCGGCGCTGCGCGAGTTGAGCTCGAACCAGTCCTCGCCGTTCTCCTCCTTCTTTACGCGGCCATCGAACAGCCACGTAAAAAGCTCGTTGTCGTAGCAGGCGTCGACGATCTGCTGGAACTCATACTCGCCCATCGCATCAGTGCCGAGGGCATTGGCCAGCAACTCCACCAGCGTTCGCATGTGGACGTCCCGGCTGTTCGGGCTTTGCTCATCCTTCGGGCGCTCGAGCGGATTGCCGAAGCCCGCCGCCTGCACCATGCCGCCAAAGATGTCGGACCACTCGGCAAAGCCCGCCAGCCGGCGCGCCTTCTCCGGCGTGCCCGCCCATGGGCGGCCGGCGCTGTCCCAGTGGCGCATGATCGCCCAGATCGCGCTGAGGATGTCCGACCGCATGGCCGATGTCGCCAACGTGATGGGGTCGATGATCCGCCCCAGCGTGCGATCCTGGGGGTCAAAGTTCTCGAGGTAGAGATTGCACGTCAGGGTGCGCTCCGAGATGTCCGGCGAGACGGTGAGGTTGTTGCCCGTGATAAACACCACCGCCGAGCGCGGGGCTTTGAATATCCGCTGCGACCCCATCACGCGGCCCGTCCAGATCGGCGTCGTCATGAACGACTCCACGATCTCGCTCTGGATGTGGCCGGTGAGGTTGTCGAAAAACACATACGGCCCACCCTGGAGCGCCACGGCGTCGAGCATCTTGCGCAGCTCCTGCCGGTCCGCCATCGTCTGGCCCTCCGCCAGCCCGTAGGCCGGCGTGATCGCCAGCTGCGCCAGCAACGACTTGCCCGAGCGGTGCGAGTTGGCCGTCCATACGAAGCCCAGCCGCGCCGCCGTGAGCGCCTGCAAGCCATGCCCCCACGCCGCGCACATCGCGCAGATCTGCACCGCCAGGCTCCGCTCATCGTGAAACGGGAAGTCCTTCAACAGGTCCCGCAGATAACTCACCGCCTGCGCCAGCTCGATCTCCTTCACCGTCACCGGGCTCGGCAGGGTAAATATCCCCGTCTCCTCATCATAGCCCTCCGGCAGCAGTTGCAGCGAGCCATCCGCGCGGATCACCGGCGCCGTCACCCACCCCACCCGCGTGATCTTCCGCAGCCGGTAGCGAAAAGCCGCGCTCGCCAACACCACCGAGGCCTGCGCTTTGCTCATGGATTTTGGCACATTGTCCGTCCCGCCCTTCACCGGCCGCTTGATGTAGGGCACGCAGTAGTCCTCGGCCAGCGTCACAAACGCCTCCGCGCTCATCACGTCACATGCCCCCGTCTCCGGGTTCACCGTCACCACCTCGCTCTCGCGCCGAAAAATCATCTTCTCCGCCAGCAGGTTTCCCAGCTCATGCGCGAAGTCGCGATCCATCCGCCCGCCGCCCGGCAGCTCGATCCACGGGGCCTGGTCGCCCTCGTTACCGTCGCCCTCGGCATCCGCCCCGCCCGGCAGGGCGCGCAACGTCACCGGCGCCGCGGCCTCGTCGGCCTTTGCGCCAAGCATCTTCCGCATCGCGGCGTTGGCCGCCTTCGCTTGGTCACTCTGTTTTCCACTCATTGGTTCGCCTCCTTCTCCCCCGACACCTTCGACACATCGGCCTCCAGCTCGGCCACCCTCCGCTCCGTCTCCACCAGCGCCGCCGCGCACCGGTCGCTCACTCGCTTGTAAAACTCCAGCCCACGCCGCAGCCACAGCAGCCACGCAGCCTCGTCGTCACCGCGCACCAAGTCCGCCTGCGCGCACCATCTCGCCTCCACATCGCGCACCACCGGCAGTTCGCAGATCGGCCGGAGCTCCGCACCCGGCTGGATGTAGAGCAGCTTCTGCGCGCTGTTCTTCTCCGCCCGCCAGCAGCCCGGCAGGCGCGTCAGCCTCACCGCGCTCCACGTCCCGCGGTCAGCCCCGCACATCAGCGCCCCCATCAAAAACGGCATGAGCGCCTGCTTTTCCGCATCCCACTCCTCCTTCGTCGCGCAGTCCACCCGCACCAGCGCGTGCACGCTCCGGCCCCCGCTCGTGTAGAGCGCCTCGATGCGCAGCGGCATCTGCACGATGAAGCCCAGCCAGTCGCGCACCGGCGCCTCGTCACTCTCCAGCACCATATACCGGAAAGCCGTCACACACTCCGCGATCCGCCGCGACGTCCGCGCCGAGCCGTCCGCGTTTTTCTCCGCCCGCGGGTTCGGCAGACGCTGCCCGCTCACCGGCTGCGCCAGATACCACACCCCGCGCGGCCCCGCTTGCGGCGGCCGCTCATCCGGCCACAGCGCCTCGCCCTGGCTGCGGTCATCCGTAAAGCACAACACCTTCTCGCCCGGACGATACAGCGCCTGCAAAAACCTCTCCGCCGACACCTCCGCCGGGTCCATCGCCGACCGGTTGGCCAGCCACACCAGATCCACCGTCTGCGCCCACGGCCCCGCCAGCCGCCGCAGCGTCTCCGGTTCAAACTGCACTTTCTTCTTCGCCTCCGTCTCCGTCGCCCCGCCCGAGGCCGCCCGCGCCTGCGCGTTCGGACGGAAAGCCGTGCCCTCCTTGCCCGCCGCCAGGCACCCGCGCGCCCGCAGCCCGTCCGGCGTTTGCAGCCCGCCCATCTTGTCCGCCGAGCGGATCTTGTGGTCCAGTTCGCTATCGCTCCACGGTGGTGTGCACCCCCCGTTCCACTCCCCCAGGATCGCCCGCGCCTCGCTCAGCGGCAGGTCAAATCCCTGCACCAGCACACACGCCACCTTCAGCGCCTGATTGTGCCCCCCCTGCCCGCTCACGCTCGGCGCCATCTTCGCCACGCAACGCCGCGCCCGCTCCGCCCTCCAGCGCAACTCCCCCGCCGGCGAACTCATCTCCTGCTGAATCGCCTCAAACGCCTCCCGGGCCGACGCCGGCACCGAGCGCCCGAAAAAGCGCAGCAACTCCCGCTGCCCATCCGAAGGCGGGCGCGGCGAGTAGGAGCCCTGAGAGCGGGCCGGCTGGGATTTGGAGTTTTCTGCGTGGGTGGACATGGGTTTCGTTGTTCTCTAAAAGTTAAAAAAAGGGGCGGCGGGGGCGGTGTTTCGGGCCTCACCACAGCTCATCGGGTGGCTCGGCCTTCGGCGGCGGCGGCGGCCTCGGCGGCGCGGCCGCCGCCTTGGGGCCTGGCCACGGCTCGACCTCATCGAGCACCCGCAGCCCCGCCGGCGGAGCTACGCGGATCTCCGCGCCCGCCGCCGGCCGCACCGGCTTCGACTGGCCGACGAACACCAGCCGCCCGTCCGACACCCGAGGCCGCCACAGCGAGCCATCGTTCATCGAGAGGGTTACATTTACATCCACGGCGCCCGGACGGGCCGCCGCCGGACGCAGCGGAGCGAGCGGCCGGATCATGCGTCACCCTCCGGTTTAGGATTTAGGATTTTTCTCCCTGCGATTTCCGCCGCGCGCTCCTCATGCGTGGACACCGCCAGCACCTCCATCTCGCAAAGCAGTTCGAGCCGAGGGTGCGCGGGCGAAGCCGTGAACGGCCGATCGGTGAGCAACTCCGCCACCGTGCCCCCGCGCACCGCCTGGCAAAAGTGCTCCTCGATCAGTTGGCGCCCATGTCCGAGCCGCTTCCACATGATCCAGTTTCCGACCACCAGAGCGCACTTCGCCGTCCGCATCTCCGGCGCGTTGAAGTTTTCGGGCAGGATCATCGTGCGACCTCCGGGAAGGCGTTGTGCTCGATGCCATCGAGCAGGCGGCCGGCTTCCTTCTTACCAATTTTGAAGGCAAGCACTTCGCCATCTTCAAAGCGATGCGGCTCGCGCAGCGGCGTAGTGAGGTTGCACTGCTTAGTATGCTCAGTGATACCGACTGTTTTACCAGTCGAGACCCACCGGACCTCGTTCACATATTCCGCCGGCTTGGCTGGATTGTAGCGTTTTAGGTGAGCAACTCCGGGCGCCCACTCGCCCCACTGCTTGAACAGGAACGGCACGCCGGCCGCCTTGCATTGATCGCGCAGGCCCCGAGCCCAATCCGGATGCATCGGGCGGGCATTGGTGCCGGACTCGCCGCCGCAGATGACCCAGTGGATATAGGCGTGGTAGCTCTCTGCGGTCCGCCACTTAGGATGGCCAAACGCAAGGTCCACCGGGCCGAGCAACGGCTCGCACGAAAGGAAGCGCACGCGGGCGGGGATCTTCAACAGCGCGGGGATGCGCTCGTCGGCGCGGGTCTGGTCCTCGACGCTCGTGCCGATCCAGACGTTGTAGGGAATATGCGGCTCCGATTTCGTCCAATTCCACGCAATCGCGTTGTCGCCGTCGATCTCCTTGACGGCCTCCATCCTCGACCGCCAGGACTGCGGGCGCTTCGTGAGGAGCAACCATTCGAGGTGCGGCGTGCTGTGAATTAGCCTGAGTAGGTCCGCCAGCCATTCGGTGTCCACCTCGTCATCCAACCAGTCGGCGAGACTCGCGCAGAAGACGCGGGGGCGGACATGGGGTGGCGCTGATACGACCGTGGCACCTGGCTCGAACTGTTTGGCCTGTGCATTTAGCTCCGCCACACGCGCCTCCTTATCCCACTTCACCGGCTGAGCCCAGTTGCTGGCGCTCGTCCGGCGCCGCGGGGCACCTTTCCCCCAGTTCGGGGCGGTGCCCCCGCCGAAGCGGGCGTTGCGTTTTTCGGCGTAGCAGTTCGCGCAGCCTGGGGAAACCTTCGTGCAGCCCTCCCACGGGTTAAACGTGTGGTCGCACCATTCGATGTGTGTGTTGGCTCCCATGATTAGGCTCCTCCCTTCGCCTCGATCTCACGCATCTTCGCCACCAGCGCCATGTGCTTGGCCGCCAGTTCGTGATGCGCCTGGTAGTCGCGCTCGTGGCGCTCGTCGGCCTCGCGCAGCCGCCCACGGGCCTCGGCGAGCGAGTCCGTCAAGATCGCGACATGGCGCTTTTGCACATGGCACTCCTCCACCAACTCAGCCTGCTTCTCGCGCAGCCGCTTAATCTCCGCCACCTGGGCATCCAGCAGGCGAGAGATTGCCTCCGCCGCTTCGTTTCGTCCCTTGGCCATATGGACGAGGTTTTGCACAATATCAGGGTCACTCAGGCAGCCACCACGCGCGTCGATCTCGGCCATCGACCGCCGCAAATACACCGCCAGATCCAGCGCCTCTTCGTAGCCGTGCCGGAGCCAGGCGCGCAGCGGCAGCGGGTTATCCGCCACGGTCTGCCCGTATTTCTTGATCCCGAGGGCTTGCCGCGCGGCGATGTCGCCGCACACCAGCGCCTCGATTCCGGTCGGGATCTGGCCGCTCATTTCGCGCCCTCCCTCTTCGCCTTCTTGGCCTTGGGCTTTTTGGCGGCGGCGATCTGCGCGCCCATCTCCCGGGCGTGCTGGTGCGCCAGCAGCATGTTATGCAAATCGGCCGCGCTATAAGCCGTGCCCGGCACCTTGCGACGCGGGCCGGTAGTCAGCCACTCAATAAAAAGCCGCACGTCCGCCTCTTGCTCCTGCTTCACCAAGGCCAACACCGCCTCGCCGCCAAGGTGCTCCGCCTCGGTGCGCAGGCGCGGGGCGCCGTCCTTCGTCGTCACATGCAGGTCACAAAACCAGCTCGCAAAGCGAGCGACTTGCTCCGGATCGAAGTCCGTTTCCGCGTTGGCCGTCTCCTCGTCGATGATCGCCTGATCCACCGTCGTCGGCAGCCGCTCCGGCTCCGCCGGCTTTTCGCCCCCCTTCACCTCCAGCACCCGCTTGAGGCAGTCACGAACCTTCGCGAGGTGTTCGAGGGTCTGCACCTCGTCCCACTTCTTCAGCCCCACCAGCTTCGCGACGGCATCAAGCTGGGCCGTCTCAGTGTTGCCGGTCTTCACCAGCAGCTCCTCGACCTCATACCGCAGCCCGTCCTGTTGGTTGAGCAACACTTCGGGATCGGTTTCGTCTTCGCCCCCTTCGCTTCCTTCGCGAGACCCATCCTCACCGGCCACCGACGGCGACTCTACCGCGCACAGCGCGCTCCACCACTCGTTCGCCAGCTCTCCCTCCGCGCCTTCGGCCCGCACCCGCGGGGCGAGGCTCATCATCACCACCAGCGCCTGCAATTCGCGCACGCCCATCTGGCCGCCGAGCTCATCCAGCCCGGCGCGGTTGCGCTTGCCCTCCTCCACATCCTGATCCCAGGCACGCACCACAAAGGCAATCTCCTCCGCCGTCAGCCGCTCGACCGCCAGATCGTAGAGGAGCGTCCACAGCACCAGCCCCGCCGCCGAGTCTTTGTTCGGGGGCAGCATGTTGTCCGCGATCTCGCGCAGGAAGCTCGCCGCCGCCGTATCCTTTTTCCGCTGCGCCTTCTCGGCCTTGGCCCGCGCCGCCTTCTCCTCGCGCTCCTGCTCCACCCGCGAGGCCTCGGCCGCGCTCCGGTCCGGCTTCGTCACCGTCCCGCGCTTCACCTCCGCCTCGTTAAACACCTTGCGCTCGTTGAGGTCAGCCGCGGCCAGCGCCTCGTCACGCTTCACCAGCTCCACGGCGTGGCCGTCCTGGTGCATGCCCACAAACACCTTCACCTCGCGCCCCGCCGTCATCTCGCGCCAAGTCGGCACGCTCGAGGGCGCCACTTCCTTCTTGAGCAGATCCGGCGACGGCCGCTCGTTGTAGGGCACGAAGTCGCTCGCGAAGTGCACCCCCTTCTCCTGCGGCGGAAACACCCGCTTGTTCTCATCCTTCGAGAGCGGCACCTTGCCGTCCACCGCCACCTTCGCCAGCAGGCGCACCCGGTGGGCCTCGATCTTCTGCTCAAAGCACGCCGGGTTCATGCACTTGTCCACCCCGCCCCGCGCCTTCGCGTCGTAGATGTCGCCATACTTCTCCTGATTGGCCCCCGCCCTCCACGGGCAGTTTGTGCACGCCCCCGCCTCCGGCACCAGATCCGCCGCCGCCATGTCGAAAGGCACGTTGCGCAGCGAGCGGCACACATGGTCGCGGATGTAGGTCAGCGCCGCCGCCTTCGGCATCACCCCGCCATGGATCTCGCTCTCGAGGATGCCCTTCGCCGTCGCCTCGCGCGTCTCCGCGTTGGGGATTGACGCCAGATAATACGCCACCGTCGTGCCCAGCCGCCCGTCCTCCAGCGCGGCCCGCGCCTTCGCCGGCAGGTGTTGCAGCGCGAGCAGCCGCGCCACCGCCGTCACCGAGCGGCCCAGGTGCTCCGCCATCTCGCGCTCCGTCCAGCCGCGCAGCTTCATCAACTGCACCAGACCATTCGACTCCTCCAGCACCGACAGCGCCTCGACGTTGTCGCCCGCGCCGATGGCCAGCGCACGCTCGACCATGTCGGCGTCCGTCATGTCGCACACCTTCGCGACCAGCTCCAGGATGCCCACCAACTGCGCCGCCCGCCAGCGCCGCTCGCCATTGGCCAGTTCGTAGCGCCCGGGGTTTTTCTTCGAGGACCGCACCAGCAACGCCTCCAGCTGGCCCTGCGTGGCCATGCTCTCGCCCAGGGCGCGCAGTTTTTCCTCGGGGAAGTCCTTGCGCGGGTTCAGCGGCGAGGCGTCGATGAGCGCCACCTTGATGAGCTCGGCAGGCAACGAAGCCACCGAAGTGGCGATGGATTTGGAGTCGGTTGTGGTATGCATAGGTAAGAAAAAGGTTCAGGTCAAAAGCCCCAGGTTTACGTTGCGCAGCCAGAGCACCTCGATGCGTTCAGCTGCGCCGTCGGCGAGCGCGCGCTTTTGAACGCGCAGCGAACGAGGGGGCGAGTGGGTGTTTCGAGCGTCATGGGAAAATAGTTATGCCGCCTTCCGCGCTGAATCCGCGCGATGCGTGTTCCCCTTGGCGCCGGCGCTGTATTTGCCGCAGGCCGCCGTGGATTTTTGGAAGCGCAGCGTCGTGTGCCGGCCCGTGTGCCGCTCGATCGGGCGATTGACGAGGCGGTGCACCCGCTCGCTCTCCGCCGCCCGCGTCTGGGCGAAGAAGGTCGCCACCTCCTCCCCGCTCATGTTCAGGATCAGCTCCGGCCAGCAGCTGCGTGTGAGCGCATAAAAAGCCTTTAACGCATCGGCCAGCCCGCCGCCCTCGGCCCAGATCTGGCGCAGCCAGCGGCGCACCGCCTCCTCCCTCACCGCCTGCTCCTCGGGGCCGGCCAGCTCGTCCTCGACGATCAAGACCTCCAGCCGCTGTCCCGCCTCGCCCGCCGCCCAGGTGTGCCCCTCCCGCCGGTGGGCGCGGCCCAGCACCGCATTGATTCGCGCCGCATGGTCGCGCAGCGCCTTCGCCCGCGCCTTCGGGTTGCCCAACAGCACCCGCATCATCGCCGCCTCGCGGCACTCCGGCGCGCCCAGCAGACCCTGCACCTCCGCCGCCGAGAGCTTCGCCGCCCACGGCGCGTAGTGTTGCGACGCCGTCACCAGCCGCCCCGCCACCGCCCGCGGGTGCGCGCCCTGGTCGCACACCCAGGCATGGAAGGCGCGGATCGCCTCCACCCCCACCGTCATCAAATCCTCACGCGAGAGCGGCATCTCGCCCTCGAGCAGGGCGTCCAGCGGGGTGCGCCGGTCGATCCCCTCGGGACCCTCCGTGCCGATCACAAAACACCGCCCCATCTCGTCGTGGATCACGCGCAGACCTCCCGCGCGTCGAGGTTCAAAACCAACTGCGGCGACGCCACCCCCAGCCGCGTGCCCGAGCCCACCAGACCGGCCGCCGCCACGCTCTCCGGCGACGGCATCCAGCACGAGTCGGCGCCATGCACCACCCGCACCCCGCCCAGCATCTCGCGCCGGAGCCCCGGCAGCCCGCACACCGGGCAGATCGGCCCGTTAAACATCCGCGCCCGCACCGCCGCCGGCCGGCGCCGAGCCCGCACCGCAGGCAACACCCGCGCCCAGTCCGCTCCCGTGATGGTGTTCACCGTCCACCTCCCGCCGTCCGGCGACGGCTCTGGATGCACAGCAAGCGCCCGGCGACCTGCTTGCGCAGGCCAAACTTTTCCGCGATCTGGTCTACCGACAGGCCGGTCACATCCGGGTAGTTTTCCAGCCGTCGCCCATCGCGTCCCAGCGTGCTCCCGTTGCGCATCCACGTCACGTCGCGCCCCTTGGTGGGCTTCACCACCAGCGCGGACGGCGTGCTGATGCCAAACTTGCGCAGCCCCCGCTCCAGCAGATCGGCGCAGCGCGAAGCCGTCGAGTCGCTCCGCCCGTCCCACATCGCCTGCCCGTTCATCGTGGCGCTCATGCTGCGTCCTCCTCATGGGCTTCAAACTGGCGATCCCAGCGCGCCGCGATCCGGCGCGCCTCGGCATCATCCGGCGTCGGCACTGCGCCCGCCGCCGCCCGCTCCCGCACCTGCTGGATCTCGAAGAGCAGCGCCTTGGCCGCCATCATGGCGTCCTCCTGGAGCCCCTCCGCCAGCTGAAACAGCCCGCCGAAGGTAAACGCCACCACGCCGTTGGCGTAGATATAGTGGCCCGGCACGCCCAGCGCCCGCCGCTCGCACACGCGATAGATGGCGGCGCGGGTCAAGCCCGTCACCTCCACCACCCTATCCACCGTCATCACCGCCTTGTTCTCCGTGCTCATAGTTTCAAGTTTCAGGTTTCAGGTCTCAGGTTTCAGGTCTCAGAAAGTTTTCCGCAGTCGGGGGCGTTCTCGGTTGGGCAGATGCAAGACCGCTCCCCGTCATGGGGACCTGCCTCGTCGGCGCCGCCGGCTGCGGATAAAAAGGAGGAGACCGGCCCGCGCAGGGCTTCGGTGGCATTCGCGTTAACCGCACCGGCGTCGCCGCCCTGTGGGGTTGCCGCCTGCGTTGCGGGCTCCTCGCCCGCCGCGCCGATCTCCAAAGTGTATTCGCGGCGCAGGTAGCTGGCCGCCTCGTTCATCTTTTTTCTCTCACCCTCCACGCACGGCACGCAGGCCCCGTGGGATCTCTCTCCATCGCTCTCCGGCACGCATACCACCCAGCCCAGCGTCGAGCGGCAATAGCTGCACACCCGCTCCAGGAGCGGCGTGCCCGCCGGTGCCTCGTCCCGTGTTGCGATCCGTGTGTTGATTGCCAGGTCGCTCATGCTGCCACCTCCAGCTTGGGGGGCATCGGCGGGCTCTTGGGCTTGCGCTTCGCGGTGTCCCGCACCTCCCGATCGAGCCCCGCCAGCAGCGCGCGGCGGGCGTAGCGCCCCGAGGCCGAGGGCTTCACATTCCGCTTCTTCGTCCAACGGTAGAAAGCGGAGAGCGAGTCCGCCCCCACCAGTTCCATCGCCTCGGCCACGCTCAAGACGGGGCGAGCCGCCGAAGCCTGCGCCGCGCGCATCGCCTGCAACTCACCCCGCAAGGTGACGAGCTCGGCATAGATCTGGTCGAGGTCGGCCATGTTCAGCAGAGGAGCCCGGCCTTCATGCGCAGTTGAGCGCGGAGCGCGTAGGCCACGGCCCACTCGGTCCGGCGGCGGGCGTCACGCTGCATTGCCCGCCGCGTGGCGGTGGAAAAAACATAGCTGCGACGGGCCAGCTTCATCGCCTCTTGGGCGGCATGTAAATCTTCGCCAGCGGCACGTAAATCGGCCCATGCCGAGCAACGGCGAGCCACGCACCAGATGCGCGGATAGGCCTCACTCTCGTCGTGCTCAACGGTCAGATCACGCCGGCCAGCGGCAAAGGCATTGGCCTCGGTAAGAGTTCCACGGAAAACGGTGGCAGCGCTCATCCCCGATCCCTCCCGCCCAGATTGCCGAAGACGTAGCCGAGGACCACAGCCGCAATCACGCAGCCACCCCAGCAATAGAGGGCCAGCCGAAGCAAGGCGCAGGCCTCGCGGATCAGATCGTCGGTGCTCATGTCAGTTATCTCCTCCGATCTCCGGCAGCCCGAGGGCGCGGCGCTTTTCGCGGCGGGCGGTGCGCCAGCGCAAGGCTTGCTCCCGCATGCGGGACCGGCAGTTGGCCAGCCACTCGGCGCGGATGTGCGGGAATACAAAGCCCACGGCCAGCGCCTGATTGTCGCGCCAGCGGCGCGCCCACTTCAGCTCCAGGTCCATGGCCCGTTGCCAGACCTCATACGGGGCGATGCTCGGGTTTCGGGTGCTCATGACTGCTCCGAAGGTTCGAGGGTTAAGCCGCCTTGGCCTGCTCGGCCGGTGCGGAAGGCTGGGCGGGCACCTCAGGGGCGACCGGGGCGCGGGTGGCGATGCTCTCGATCTGCGACTCCCACCAGGCGATGAAGGCGCGCTCGTCGGCAGTCACTGCCAACCGAGCCGCCGCTTTTAGCTGCTGTTTTAAGAGTTTTTCGATGTTCACGAACACAGCACGAAATAAATTACATGACGTGTTGCAAGAAAAAAGTTGCGCGGCGCGTAATAAAGTGCAAGATATGCAACGTGAACACAACACACATCACCACAACTCTCCGCGCCATCATCGCGCGTTCGGGCAAAACAGATCGGTGGCTTGCCCAGGTCACAGGCGTCTCCGCGCCCACCCTCGGCCGCCTCGATAAACACCGCGTCTCACCCGAGACGCTCCACGCCCTGTGCACGAAGATCCCCAACGCCGCCGAGGGCCTAGAGCTCCTGATCGCCCATCTTCGCGACGAGATTGATCGCGCCGGCCGCCTCCAGAGCGAGATCACCATCGAAGCCGTCGGCGAGGCCTCCTCCGACGACATTGCCCTCTTCCTCCACGAAGCCCAGACCAACGAACACCTGCGCGGCATCATCGCCGACTTTGCCGGCGCCATTCGCCGCAAGCACGCCTGGGAGCAGTCCCAGCGCACTGAGGCGCTTGCCTACGTCGCCGAAGAGCAGGCACCCTACGGCGTCCAAGCCCAGGCCGATTTCCAAGCCAAACAAAAGGAACTCAAAAAATGAAAACTCACATTATTGCCCTCACTGTCCTTGTTCTAAGTCTTGCCAGCGGTCTCCATGCCCAGCAGGCCGAAGCCTGCCGAGCTGCTCTCGAAGAAGTAATCAGGAAAGATGGCTACGTGAGCCTTACTGCTCCGGCAGTGAGCTGGGGATCTTCGATTAAGAATCGGCCCAGCGAGGCAGAGCTGATAGATCGTAAAGCCCGCGTGGCTCGCGACTGGCCTGATTTCCTACGCCGTTACACCGAGCCCGTCACCACCACGCAAAGCTCCATGCGGCGACTGCTCCGCTCCAATGTCTTCTGGAAAGAGTTTTTTAACGGCATGACGAGCGACGACATTATGCGCGGCGTAGACACTTGGACTCATCCCCTTCTCCATGCTATTGCCGCCCAGCGTAAACTAATCGAGATGGAGACAGACATAACGCTTCGCGCTCGCATGATTTCCCGCCTCGAAACCGCAAAGGCCGACATAGAAAAATGGCACGAGAACAGCCTCGACAGTCGCCGCGCGCGCACAGCCATGGGCGGCTCAATCAAAGGCTTGATTGCCCCACTCTAACCACCACCGCCACCCGCCCCGCGCCCATCAGGCGCGGGGCTTTTTTATGCCTTGGCGAGACGGTGCGGCACGGCACAGCATGCTCACCATGGAGCCCTACAAACGCCCCGCCGTCGCCACCACCCTGCGCATCCTCGGCCTCGTCTGTTTTGGCGCTGCCGGCGCCGTCGTTGTCTCGCAATTTGTGCTCGGCCCATCATCGCAAACCTCGGTCGGTCCCTCGATCCTGGCCGGCCTCGGCCTCTTCTCCGCCTCGGCCCTCATCGACTACGCCGCCCGGGCGGCCTACCACGCCGAGCGCGCGGCCGACAGCCTCCTCCGCATGGAGTGGGTGCGCCAGCACGCCGCCGACGAAGCCGAAGCCGCTCGCAAAAAAGCCGAGCTCGACGCCCTCGAAGCCGAAGCCCGCCGCCTCGACGTCAACGAGTAGGCCTGAGCGCAAAAAACTCCTGCGCCTCCGCTTTCCTCGCGAGGCCCGCGTAGGTCGAGTGCACCAGGCGCGGCCCGCCCTCGTGGCCCAGCCATCCCGCCACCTGATCCGGCTGGCCGGTGAGTGCCACGGCGTAGGTGGCGAACGTATGACGCAGAGCGTTTTTTGGGTAGCCTGGCACACGGCGCCGCGCCCACTTGATCGCGTTGACCGCCTGCCCTGGGCAGATCGGCTCCTCGTCCTTGCCCGGCTTTAGCCACGCCCACACCGCAGGCGGCAAGCCCTGCACCAAACGCGCGCGGCCCGTCACCTTGGCGCACTCCGCCGGCACGCGGATCGACCGCGCTTTTCGGTCCACGCAGCGCCACGTCATGGGAGGCTTGCCGGTGCCGGCCACCTCCTCGACGCGCACGCCGGCGAAAAGCATCAACGCCAGGGCCGGCCGCCACGGTGAGTCGTCCGCCAGCAGCTGCCGCACCTGGGGCACGCTCAACCAGCGCGGGGTGGAGTCGCTGCTCACGCTGGCGACCATCCCCGTGGTCGGTGCGGGCCCGGCCAGCGGAGGCTCCTGTGCGGCCGCCCAGCGCCACAGCGCCCGCGCCGCTCTCACATAACCGGCCCGGGTAGTCTCTGCGACCTCGAGGGCGGCGGCCCACGCGCGAAAGTCGGCGCGTGAAACCTCGTCCATCAATTTCTCCCCGAAGACATCGCAGATCCCGCGCAGCTTCGATTCATAAAATCCCACGGTAGCGCCGCGCCGCTTGAGCTTTTCACGCAAAAACAAATCGGCCGCCGTGCCCACCGTGATCCTGCGGATCGCCGACTTTCCCTCAAGTGCGACCCGCGCGGCGGCCTCGAGCGTGAGGCCGGAACCCGAGAGGAGGGCCAGCGCGGCGCGGGCGTCGGCGCGATCAGTGGGGGAGAGCGCGGCATCGCGGCGAGTGCGGGAGAAGTGGTGTGAGCCCATGCCAAAGACTTTAGTCTCTGGTGTAGTCGCGTAAACGGGAAAAAACGGGGTAAAATGGGGTAAATCGGGACAACTACCCCAACCGCACCCAATGCCCACATCCCCCTCTGATCCACGACTGACAGAGGTGGTGCCCCCGGCCGGACTCGAACCGGCACGGCCTTTCGGCCAAGAGATTTTAAGTCTCTGGGACTTTGTTGGGGTTTCGTAAGTTACAAAGGGGAGTGCCGGAGGGTTTGCCGTTTCATGCTGTGTGACGGGTTACAAGCCACTCCCAGCGGTGGCAAACAGGATCAACCGGCACCGAGGTGGATCAGGCCTTTTTCAAAGGCCCAGAGGAGCGCCCCAAGAATCGTAGCCGCCCCAGCCAGCTTCGCCAGCTGGAGGTTGTAGCGGTTCTCTAACTTCGTGACTCGCCCGTTGGTCTTGCGGGTCTCGGTGTGGACCTCAGCCAGGCGGCCATCGAGCGCATCCATGCGCTCGCTCCCTTTCTTAAAACTGGCCCGCACTTCTTCGCGGAACTCGGCACGCGCGCGGCGGTCGGATTCCATCTCGGAGAGGATTTTGGCAAACATGCTGTCGTGGCTTTGCGGGTTGAATTCTTCGGAGCCCATGCGTCAGCGGGTCGGGAGTTGGCGGGTTTGGAGGGCGGAAACTTGGTCGAGGTAGGCGCGTTCGAGTTGGCGGTAGCGGGCGTCGCTATGCCAGATCTCAGCCACCTGGGGGCGGTAGAGGCCGTCCTGCGTCTGGATCTCCTGCCCGGGGGGCAGGCGCAGGATTGAGGGTTGATAGAGTCTCCGCGAGTCCGCGGCGGCGGGCGAGACGTGCGCGCAGCCGGTCAGCGCGGAGAGTGTCAGCAGGAGTGCCAGAATCACGGAGGCGTTCGATTTCATCTTCGATGCGGTCTGCGGCTTGGTGCAGGGTTTCAGGATACGCCAGCGCCCTCAGGCGAAGCCACGCGGCGGCGGCTTCGGCGAGGGCGGTGATGGCGGCGAGCAGGCCCATGGCGGGCTACTTCTTGAGGGGTTTGATGGAGGCTCCCCAGTCGAGGATGAAGAGAAGAGCTTTCCACCACCAGCTGGCCTCGGCGGCGGCGAGGCGGCGGTCGTCTTCGAGGTCGGCGGTGGCGGCGACGCGGGCGCGGAGGAACTCGACCAGGGGCTTGAGGAGGAGGCGCAGCAGGCCGATCACAAAGATGACCGTGGAGATGATCGGGTATTTCACCACGAGGGGCGAGATGATCGAGGTGAGGAGGTCCGCCACCGGGGCGGCCTCGTCGGCGAGGGCGGGAGCGGGGGCGACGTCAGCGGTGGCGTTTTGGGCGTGGGTGACGTGAGCGGCGAGGCAGAGGACGGCGACAATCGTCGCGAGGAGGACGAGGAGGCGGGTGGTTTTCATCGTGGATGCGGAGGTGTCAAAGCCAGCTAGTGACTAGTTGCTAGTTGCTAGGAGCTAGTCATGGCGCGAGGAGGGTGGGCCAGCGGTCGGCGCGGATGATGCCGAGGGCGTCGAGAGCGGCGGTGAGGCCGGCGAAGTCTGGGTCGGCCTGCGAGATCAGGCCTTCGCTCTGTGCGAGCATCTTCGCGCGGATCGCGGCGGGGTGGCGGCTGGCGTCGAGGGCCACCAGCTCGGCATCGGTGAGGCGGCGGATGACGGTGGCGCCGGTCTGGCGGAGAGCGGTGGTAACCGCGCCGGCATCGTGCCAGGCCTGAACGCAGGCCTGCATCTCGGGCGTGACTGGCTGGTCGGCGGTGATGGTGGCGCGGGTCTTCCCATCGGGCAGCGGCTCTTCGAGGAGCACGACGCCGGTGAGGTTTAGGGCGGTGGCGATGTCGGCGGCGGTGATCATTGGGCTTGGAGGAGGTGGGCTTGGCGAACGATGTAGTTTGTCGCACCGGCATCGCCGCCGGAGGAGACAGCGATGTGCCAGCCGAGGTAGTCGCTGGACCATTGGGTAGAGCTGAGTCCGGTGGGGCCGCCCGAAATGGTGCCACCTGAAACACCGTTGACCCAGAACTGGTAAACGCCCGAGCCGACGCGAAGACATGTAATGTTATTCCCACGGCCAAAGGGAGAGGCGTTGAGCACATTAACGGAGAGGCCGAGCGAGGTCTCGGTGCGGGTGGTGCCGTTGTGAACGACGCCCCAGACGACGCCGTTGACGATGTAGATGCCGATGGCTTTTTGAGTAGGGCGGGCCACGCTCGCCACGGCATCGGTGTCGATGGTGCCGCCGGTGAGGGTGAAGCGGAAGTAGCCGTTGGTAGTGACTTGCCGAGCTTCAAAAATGATCTGAAAGCCAATCGGCTTGTCGAAATTGACCGCGCCACCGTCGCCAGAGACGACGAGGCGATTCGCCAGGGAGCGGCGGGCAAAAGAGGTGCCACCGCCGACTGTGTTGATGGAGCCGTCAAAATTGGCGAAGGTGCTGGTGCCGTTTCCACCGACGGCGGTGGAGGTGTTGGGATGGCCCAGATTTAGGTCGATACGCATCATGCCGGCGGAAGCGTTGAATGCCTGGGCGGGGCTGATGACGGTCGTGTTGCTCGTGAGCTGCATGGCCTGCGCATCGGTAGCGAGCTGCACGACGCCGACGGCGGAGGTGGTGGCGTTGCCTACGGCGAGGGTCGCATTGGACGTGGTGGAGGAGTTGCCGCCGTTGACGGTGAGCGGCGAACTGGTGTTGATCGTGATGTTGCCTCCGCCGCCGGTGGGGGCGGAGGAGAGCCAGGCGGTGCCGTTGGACGTGAGGACGTTGCCGGACGTGCCGGGGGCGATGAGCGTGAGGGGGCCGGTGCCGTTGCCGGTGAGGAGGCTGCCGGCGGTCAGGGTGGTCTGGCCGGTGCCGCCCTGAGCTACGGTGACGTTGCCGGTGAGGGGCGGGGCGGTGGTGCTGAAATATGGATACGTTGCCCAGGCTCCGTTGTAGATCCGGCGGAGCGCGGTGCCGGCGGTGGAGTAGGCGACGCCTCCGATGGTGGTGGTGCCGCTGCGCACTATGACGGCATATTCTGCGGCCTGCGTGGGGCTGGGATCAGTGATCGTGAGGGTGGCCGTGGTGATGTAGCTCCCGCGATTTTCTGCGGTGAAGTTGGCTGTTTTTTCGACCGCCATCTTCTGGAAGTTTGTGAGGTCGCTACTGAGTGCAAACTGGCCATTGGAATCTGGCAGGTAGTAGCTCTTCAGGCCCTCGACGCTGGAGGCGAAGATCTCCACAGTGCGCTGATCGCCGGCGAGAGTTTTGAAGCCCAGCAACAAGGAGCCGTAGTCGGCCGAGAGCGTGAGGTTGCCGGTGTTGTTGGGGTCGCTCAAGCGGAGGATGCCTTGAGTGGTCGCGTTGCCGAGAGTGAGGGTGCCGTTGTCGCTGACGAGACGCTCGTCGAGGGCAATCTGGAGGCCGGCGGTGTCGGCGATCGTGAGCGCGTTGTCGGGGAGCGTGATCGTGGCGTTGGCGGCGACGGTGAAGGTCTGGTTGGCGCCGATCTGGAGCGTCGTGGGCTCGACGAGTTGGCCGGTGTCGGGATCGACTTTGAGGGCTTGCTGGGCGGGCACGTGGCACGCGGAGGCTAGGAGGGCCAGCAGGAGAAGGACGGAGCGGAAGGGATTCATTTTTTTACAGGAGCAAAGGGAGGGAACGGAGAGGGCTAGTGGCTAGTTGCTAGGAGCTAGTGGCTAGGATCTGATTAGGCTGCTCGCTTCCAGACGCGGGCGTTCGTGGAGGCGTTGTAGTCCACGGGGCGGGTGTAGCTGTTGCTCGTGGCTTGGGTGCCGGCGTTGAGTTGCCACCATTCGAGGCCCGCCGTGCCGACGAAGCCGATGATGGAGCCGAGGCCGAGGGGGACCGTGGCGATGCTGTCGAGGGCGTTGGCGGTGCCGCCGGTGCGCTGGGTGATGTCGGTCCGGATCTGAGTGGTGGCGGTGGGCGCGGGCGGCGTGGCGCCGCTGTCGTAGACGGGCCGGAGGAGCTCGCCGGCGGTTACGGGGCTGATCGTCTCGACGCCGTCGACGGCGTAACGGAGATCAACGATGGTGGAGAGAGTAGCGGTGGCGGCCGTGGTGAGGGCGGCATTAACGGTGCTAGTGAGGGTGGCGAAGACGGTGACGTATTCGATTTCGGCAGTGGTGGTGCCGACTTTGGCCCAGGTATCGGCGAGTGCATAGGGTGGGTCTTGGGTGAAGTTGCCGGCGGCCTTGACGGTGAGGGCCATGCCGGTGGGCTCGGGGTCGATGCGCGTCCAGGTGCTGTCGAGGAAACGGAGGCGGACCTCGAGGGCGGAGAGGATGGGGAGATCGAGCGTGGAGAAGGGCTCGAGGGCCGTGTCGAACAGCTGCTGGGAGGGGACGTGGAAGTAGAGGATCATGTTTTGAAACCTGAGGGCTGAAACCTGAGACCTGAGGGCGGAGCCGGAAGACCTGAAGGCTGAGACCTGAGACCTGAAGGCGGAGGAGAACGCAGGCGCGGCGATGTCAAAGGTCCGGACGGTTTACAGGAGGGAACGGAGGGAACAGAGGGGCGGTCAGCCTATCACCCATGTGTAGGTGAAGGTGGTGGATCCGGACGTGTAGCTGGCAGTATAAGTGCCGCGCATATCTCGCCATTGAGCGGCGGTGAAGCTGTTAGAATCTACTTTTGCGGAGACGTTGCCGAAGTAGCGGTAGGGATTGCGGTAGAGTGGACCAGCGTCGAGGAACCATTCGGGCGGGCTAATGCTGCGGCCTGTTGTTCCTCCGCCAGGCAGCGGGGCGGTTATAAACTGATCGGTTGCGATGATTTTAGGCCGCTGCTTCTGCGGGTCTCTGTAATCGTAGAATGCGTAGTCAGAGGTGGCGTCCGAAACACATAGGAAATAGCAGTCCGTTCCGGTCGGGTATGATAGTGCAAATTGATCAAAACCGCTGCCGTCAACTGCGGGACTCGGGCTTGTTGTTATGGCTATGGGTATGCGCGTCCACTGCGCGTAGAAAGTCGTTGAACCGGATGGCGTAGTAATTACGAGTTCGGTTGATACGCTAGAGTAGAATGGCGCCGCCTCCTCGGGGACCGGTCCGCCGCCGTATGGGGAGACGTAACGCTGGTCAATAGGGTCAATCGGGTTACTCGTCGGCATCTCTGAATCCGGCGGGCTAGAGTTAATATTTACGACTCGAATGCTCATCGGAACCAGCGATTGACCGAGCCGTAGCTCTCCACGTTCCAGTTGTAGTTATTGGCAGGTGCGATCGCCGTGATCGCGCCGCTGGCGATGGTGACGGAGCCGATGGAAAGGAAGGAGACGAAGCCGGTGCCGGTGATGGTGGTGCCGCTGGGGACTGCGCTGGTGGAAGAGGTCTCGACGGTGACGGCGTAGGTATCGGGCGTGCCGAAGGTGCCGACGACTTTGAGCCAGAACCAGGTGGAGGCGGTGATGGTGGCGGTGGGCGGTGGGACGTTGTCGAGGGCGACGCCGCCGAGGGTGGGGACCACGAGGTTGACCGTGCCGGAGACGACGCCGATCTTGAGGGTGGTGGTGCCTCCGGTGGTGGTGCTGGCGTCGTAGAGAGTGAAGGGGCCAGGTGCCGGCGGGCGTGGGCGGGACGAGGCGGGCGAGGGGTTGCGGAGGGTGTAGCGGGTGCCTTCGGGCTCGACGGTGGGGATGATGTCGGCGCTGGTGCGGGGGAAGAGGTAGTCGAACGAGCGGATGATCTCGTTGAGCTTCGCCTTGAGCCCGGGGGGGCCGTCCACGACGTAGCGGATGCCGAGGGAGTTGGTGGCGGCGGCGGAGGTGGTGGCTTTGGGCATTTTTTTGAAACCTGAGGGCTGAGACCTGAGACCTGAGAGAAGGTTAGGTGATGGTGGTGTAGGTCTTGGGGTTCCAGCCTCGGGGGCCGGAGCGGCGCCAGTTTTGGGCGGCGCGGTAGACGAAGCCGGTGCGGCGGTAGCGCATCGCGGCGCAGAGGTAGTTGACCGGCGCAGTGGGCGCGGCGACGCCGGGGGGCGTGCCGATCTTGCCAGCGTTGGAGAGGTTGGGCTGATTGGCGGTGGCGTAGCTGAAGGACCACTGGCCACGGGATACGACGTAGGCCTCTTGGCCGACGAAGGGGCTGCCGGGGGCGAAGTAGAGGAAGCGGCCGACGTTGGGGTTGTAGTCGTTGGCGTTGGGATCTTTGTTTTGGCCGAAGGTGTCGAAGACGGCTTGGTTGCCGACGATGTAGGCCTCGCCGTTGCCGTCTTCATCGAAGCCAGGCCAGCGGCCGGTGGCGGGATTGACGGTGACGGGGTAGGCGGGAGAGCCTACGGTGGGCCAGCTGGCGGCGGTGGTGCCGTCTGCCTCGAAGAGCGGGCAGATGGGATCGCGGCCATCGGCGGCGACGAGGAAGTTGGGGAGGGTCTGGATGGGCTCTTCGCTGACGGTGTTGTCGGCCTCTTCTTCGACGTCGAGGGGGAGCGGCTGGCCGGGGGTGAGGGTGGACTCGATGATGGCGAGGTAGAAGACGCGGAGGAGGGTGACGCCTTGGACGGGGGTGGACCAGCTGTAGAGATCGGCTTTGAAGTTGGACCAGTGGGGGTGCGTGGAGACGCCGCGCTGGGCGACGCTGGCGACGGCGGTCATGAGGGAGCCGGTGGCGACGGCGAAGGTGACGTCGGTCTCGAGGGTGCCGTCGCTATTGCGGCGGCCTTCGGAGAAGCGAACGGGCGTCGGAGTGGTGAGGGCGTTTCCGCGAAGGGTGAGTGGCATGGGAGGAAGAGACCTGAGACTTGAAACCTGAGACCTGAGGGTCGGAGTTGGAAATCAGCGGATGTCGTTTGAGGACCGGCGGGAGAGGGTGACGTTGAGCTCGCGCATGACGCCGATGAGCTGCTGGGTGGACTGGTTGAGGCGTTTTTGCTCGAAGAGGAGTTCGCCACGGCCGTCGCCGAAGACGTTGACGCCGCCGCCGCCGCCGAGGCGGGCCATGGAATCGGCGGCGATGGTGGGATCGTTGCGGAAGCGGCGGGCCTGGGTGATCTCGGTATCGTAGGCGGTGAAGGCGGAGAGGGCGGCGGTCTTGGCCTGAATGGTGCGGGGGTCGTTCTCGCCAAAAAGGGCCTTGGTGCTCTGGAATTGAGCGTTGGCGAGGAGGAGCTGGTTAGCGGCGGCCTCGTAGGCGGTGGTGCGGCCCTGGGCGACGTTGAGGCGGTCTTCTGCGGCGATCTGGCCAGCTTGGGCGCTGCGCTGAGTGGTCTGGTTGGCGAAGTCGACGAAGGGCTTGAGCTGGCGGGCCGTCTCGGCCTCGTTGCGGGTATCTTGGGCGCGTTGCTGGCGGTCGTTGAAGAGCTTGTTGGCGGCCTCGTAGTCGCCGCCGAAGAAGGGGACGCCCATGCGGCCGGCGCTGATGCGCATGAAGGTGATGAAGCCGGAGAGGCTGTTGCCGCCGCCGTTGAGCTCGTTGGCCATTTTGCGGGCGCCGGCGAAGGTGGAGGGATCGGCCATGGCGGCGGCATCGGCGGCGGCGCTGGCGGCGGCGGATTGCTTGCCTTTGAGGGCGATCTCCTGCGCGGCGGTGAGGGCGTCGCCGGACTTGGCGGCGGACTGGACGGCATCGCGGGTGGCTTGGATGGCTTCGGCGTTGGCGGCGGCGCGCTCAGTGGCGTTGGCGATGTTTTCCCACTGCTTGGACATGGCCTCGGTGGCGACCTTGGCGACGGTGAGGGCGGCGCCGATGGCGGCGATGGGCACGGCGAAGCGACCGGAGGCAAGGGTGCCAAGTCCTTTGTCTATGGAGCCGAAGAGGCCGCCGCCGCCCTCAATGCTTTTTTTGAAGGAATCGCGGAAGCGGGCGCCCTCGGTCTTCATCTCGGTGAGGCCGGTGCGGAAGGAGCGTAGATCCCAGTTGGAGGTGAGCGTTACCGATGCCATGGTTTACAGGAGGGAAGGGAGGGAACGGAGGGAGGGCCGGGAGCTAGTTGCGGTGAATCCCCGCGAGTTGGGCGACGCGGGAGAGGAGGGAATCGCCAGTGGAGGGATCGGGCTCGCCGGGGATGGGGGTGGTGCCTTCCTGGATGCCTTTGACGAGGGCGAAGAGCTTGGCTTCTTCGTCGCCGAGGAGGGAGACGCTCTCGGAGAGTTGCTCGAGGGTGGCGGCGTGGAGCCAGAGGGCCTGGCCGATGGGCATGCCCCAGACTTCGGAGGCGGTGAGGTGGAGGTGGCGAAGGAGGAAGACCACGCGGGCTAGGATGCCCGGGGCGGTGAGCTCGCGGCCGCCGCCTTCGGAGCTGAAGACCTCGGGGGCGGAGAGGTAGTCGTTTTGCCAGGCGCGGAAGGCGGCGACTTCGCGGGCGAGGTCGAGGCGGTAGAAGCGCTGGCGGATGACGCAGCGGGCGCCGGAGGGATAAACGACGGGGCGGCCGCGGGGCGTGGTGACGAGGGTGAGGGCCTCCCACAGATCCTCCCAGGTGACTTGGTAGCCGGCGGGCAGGGCCTCGAAGGCGAAGGGGCTGTTGGCCGCGCAGAGCATCATGTGCGCGTGCAGGCTGTAGGGCGGCAGGGCGCGGCGGCAGACGGTGTGGTCGAGGTTGAGCCAGGCCTCGAGGAAGTGCGCTGGCAGCAGGCCAGAGGAAACTTGAGGGCTGAGACCTGAGACCGGAGGCTCGGAAGAGGGCTGAGACTTGAGACCTGAGGGCTCGGAAACGGAAGCGCCCGCCGACTCGGCGGGGGCCGTGGGGGCGGGCGTGGACATGGAATGAAAAACCTGAGGGCTGAGACTTGAGACCTGAGGATCAGGCGGCGGCGGCGCCGATGGTGATAGTGACGGCGGCGGTGTTGGCGCGGGCGTGCAGGGTGGTCGTCTGGCTGGCCAGGAGGATGGCGCGGCCGGGGAGGATCTTCTGCGGAAACTTGTCGTAGGTGTTGGCGGAATCGACCTCGACGTAGTTGGTGGCGTCGTTGTTCTTGATGAAGAGGCCGCCGGTGACGTTGGCCAGATCGCCGAGGGCGATGGCTTCGCTGGTGGTGCCGATGGTCTGCTGGGCGAGGAGGACGCCGGTGCCAACCTGGTCGTAGGTGTTGGCCGCGTTGGTCGTGAAGCTATCGGTGGGCGCGCTGTAGGAGAGGGCGATGGAGACGGAGGTGGTGGACATAATTTTGAAACTTGAGGGTTGAAACCTGAGACCTGAGGAGGAGGAGAGACCTGAGACTTGAAACCTGAGACCTGAAAAGGGTGGAGATTAGATGGCGACGCCGGGGAAGGCTTCGCACTCGAGTTCCCACATGACGGGCATTTTCTGCTGTTCGACGCGGCGGACAGAGCGGAGGATGCCTTTCTCGCCGGAGGCGCCGGTGAAGATGGCGCCGGCATCGGGCTCGGCGGCGCCGCTGAGGGGGATGAAGTTGTAGCGGTTGGTGACTTTGTAGCCCATGGCGCCGTCGGTGCCGTTGCTGGTGACGTCGGTGATGACTTTGCCGAGCTCGTCTTGAAGCTGGTAGGACTCGACGGTCTTTTCTTTTTGGCGGCCAGTGACGACAACTTGAATGCCGACAATGGTGGTGGGTCCAAATTGGAGGAGGGCTTGGCCTCGGACGGTGACGGGCATGGTGGTAAGTGGTTAAAGGGTGGGCGCTGGGCTTAAAGCTGGGCGGGAGTGTCAAACGAGACGGAGGACGGGTTTGTTTTTACAGGAGGGAAGGGAGGGAACGGAGGGCGGCTCAGTCGGTGAGCTGGGCGGGGATGAGGTAGCTGAGGGCCTCGATCCAGTGGCCGCCGGAGGGGTCGGCGGCTTGCTCGCCGTCTTCGGAGTTGAGGAGAATGTCGCTGACGTGGAGCTGGGGCACGGGGAGATCGATGGGCGCGGGGGCGGGAGTGATCCACGGTTGCAGGCCCTCGTTGATGTAGGCTTTGAAGGATGCGCGGTCGGCGAGCCACTCGGTGAGGAGGCCGGTGCGCTGGGCGTGGAGATCGGCGGCTTCGGCGACGGTGGGATAGTTGGCCAGGGCGGCGAGGCCCACGGTGGTGGAGCACATGTAGAGCGTGTTTAACTCCTCGAAGGCGGGGGCGCTGGCCGTCTCGATGACGACGATGGGCATGTATTTTTTGCCGTCGGCGACGTCGAGGCGGGTGCGGGTGGCCACGCCGGTGAGCGCGGACTGGCCGTAGGCGGCGACGCGGGCGAGGAGGTAGGCTTTGACGGCGGCGTCGACTTTGGCGCGGATGGCGAGGGAATCTGGGACGGACATGGTGGAAATTTTTACAGGAGGGAACGGAGGGCGGGCTAGGAGCTGAGGCCGGTGCTGCGGGCGAGGCGTTGGGCGCGGCTTTTGATGGCGCGCTCGTTGGCGGCGACTTGGTAACTGACGGCTTTTTGGAGGCGGCGGTTGATCTCGTTGACGAGCTTATCGGGCACGTTGTCGTTGCTGATGCGGGCGGAGAGCGTAATGCCGGTGCGGATACTGACGGAGCCTTGACCCGGGAGGTTGGCCACCCAGGCGGGGGCGCGGATGCCGAGGGCAGAGAAGGCGCGGTTGAGGCCGGAGGCCGTCCAGCCGACGCTGGGCTTCGACTTCCTGATGTAGGCCTGGAGGGCGTCTTCGTCGACGTAGTAGGGGTCGCCGTTGGGGCGATCGGAGCGGAGTTTGCGGCCGGGGGTTTTTTGGGCGAAGAGGCGTTTGTGGATGCGCTCGATGGCCTCGACGCCGGCGCGGCGCTGGGCGCGGCCGGAGCTGATGCCGTAGCCTTTGAAGATGCGGCGGAGGTCGGCCTCCATGGCGAGGATGCCGCGCTCGCGATCTTGGGTGGTGAGGCCGGGGCGGGCGGTCTCGCTGGCGGAGTTGACGCCGGAGGCGGCGCGGCTGGCGGGCGGGGTGATGGCGGAGAAGCGGCGGACCATGCCGCGCAGGGACTGGAGGAAGGCGGCGGTGGTGCTCTTGCCCATCTCGACCGAGAAGCGGTCGGCGGAGCGGATGAGGGGGGTGAGGTCGACGGAGATTTGCACGGCGGCGGATTTTTTTTAGCGCGAAGACGCGAAGAGCGGAGGAAGGACGAGCCAAGAAGGCGGGGAGAGGAGGGATGGTTTTCTTGGTTTGGCCTTGGCTTGGATCTTGGCGTCTTCGCGTTGAAAACTCAGGCGCGGGAGAGGTCGCGGGCTAGGCCGAGGACGAGCTCGGGGGAGACGGGGTTGTCGCGGATCTCGGCGATGCGGTAGGTGGCGCTCGTGCCTTGGGTGAGTTGGTCGCCAAGGGCGAAGGCGAGGCCGGCGCGGGTGATCTCGGCGCGGGAGACGCGGAGGGTGGCGCTTACCTCTTCATTCCAGCCGCCGGCCTCGAGCTGGCGGGTGGTGGTGGCGGCGTTGAGGCTGGCGGTGAAGCGCTGGGTGCCGAGGAGCCACTCGACGCCGAAGAGGGCGACTCGTTGGGCGGCGCTGCGGGTGGCGAAGCGGGTGAGCTGGGCGCGGTTCATGAGAGGGGGGCGGTGTCGAAGGGGTGAAGGCGGGGCTTGTTTTTTTACAGGAGGGAAGGGAGGGAACGGAGGGGCCGGAGGAAGGAGGCTGGAAACGAAAAAGCCCGCCCTCTGCTGGAGAGGGCGGGCCGGATCATCACATCTGCTGCTGCTCAAACCTTACATACACCGGCGCGCCACATCACGCGCCGGAAGGGAATCACGGCTCGATGATGAGGTAGCCAACCACGGAGGTATCCGAGCCGGAGCTGCTCAGGATCGTGAAGCTGGTGCCGGCGCTGCGGGCCGAGACGCGCAGGAAGCCAGGAGTGCCGCCAGGGGTCTGGCAGGTGAGGAGGATGATGCTCGCCGCCGTGGTGGCGGTATCGCTGACGACGACGGTGCCGCCCGCGAGGGTGGCGGTGCCGGAGCGGCTGGAGGTGCCAAGGCCGGCGCCTTTGGCGTAGAGCTCGGTGAAGTTGGCGTTGGCCTTGGTGAACTCGGCGATCATCGGATCGATGGAGCCGCGAACGAAGGCGGAGGCTGCGGTGGTGAGTGTTTCTTGAGACATGGCGGGTGGCGCGAGGGCGGGTTAATGAAAAAGCCCGCCGTATCCGGTGGAGGGATACGGCGGGCGGTGGGTTAGGCGAGGCCGCCAACGGTGGCGACGACGGACGCCTCACCTTGGAAGCGACCGCTGGAGGCGGGCGTGATGGTGACGGTGGGCGGGCTGGTGTAGCCGCTGCCGGCGTTGCTGATGGTGAAGCCGCTGATGGCGCCTTCGCTATCGACGGTGCAGGTGGCCGCGGCACCGGAGCCGCCACCGCCGGAGAAGCTGATGGTGGGAGCGGTGATGGCGCCCGCGCTGTTGACGTAGCGGTAGCCGGTGTTGACGGCGGTGAGGTTGGTGATCGTGCCGGAGGTGCCGGAGGCATTGCCGGAGACGAGACGGATGAGGTTGTTGTCGTTGCCCTTCTCGAGGCCGTCGAGCCAGGCGAGGCGGGTGTGGACCTGCAAATCGGTGCCGATCCATTGCTGAACCATGACGGAGAAGCCGGTCATGGGCTCGGTGACGATGCCGTAGACGAAGGGGGCGCGGGCGGCGGCCTCGGAGAAGACCTCGTCGGGCGTCTTGGGGGCGCGGGCCATGTAGAGGAGCGCGTCGGGCGTGCCGGCGAAGCCGAGGAGGTTGCCATCCGGACCGGTGGCGAGACCGTCGAAGGAGCCGTAGCGGAGGCCGGAGGTGATCTCGGGGAGCTCGCCTTTTTGGATGGCGAGGCCGTTGGCCGGATTGTTGAGGGCGGCGACGACGAGCGGGTCGGTCATGAGGGAGCCATCGACGTCGGCGTTGGCGACGAAGTAGCGGCCCTGCTGGGGAGCGCCGCGCTTTTTGAGGCCGGTGCGGAGGGGGACGAGGGTGTTGGCGTAGCCCCAGGCGGAGGAGACGGCGATGTGGCCGGCCTGGCCGTTGACGGTGCGGCCGAAGTTGGAGCGGTTGACCTGGGCGGCGACGGAGTTGGTAATGGCGATGGCCAGACCGGTGGCCATGGGCATGGCGGCCTCTTCGATGAGGTTGCGGTCAGTGGCGTTGACCTCGCCAGCGGTGAACGCGTGGTAGATCTGGCGGAAGTTGCGCAGCTTGCCGGGGACGTCGGTGGCATTGAAGTCGGACGCAGCCGTGCCGAAGGTGGAGACGGTGCTGGGGACGAGAATGCGGGAGACGACGGTCTGGTTGAGTTGCGCCTGGGAGACGCGGCCGTCGTAGTCTTTGAAGCCGCGGGCGAAGAGGGAGAGTTCGGGGAAGCGTTGGAAAGTCAGTTCCAGAGCTTTCTGGATGACGATTGTGCCGGACAGAGTGCCGAGTGTGTTGGGCATGGTAGTATTTTTTTAAGGTTAAAGCAGGCGCGGCGTGTCAAAGGGGCGGCTCGGGACGGGTTTGTTTTTTTACAGGAGGGAAGGGAGGGAACGGAGAGGGGTGGGCATGAAAAAGCCCCGCGCCTCGGGGGAGGCAGCGGGGCTGGGAAGCGGAGCGGGTGCGGCGCGGATCAGAGGCCCATCGCGACTTTGTGCTTGGCGTAGAAGGCGGCGCGGTCGTTGGCGTTGGTGAGGGCGTTATACTCGGCGAAGAGTTCGGCCTTGGTCTTTTGCTCGCCGCCGGTGGAGCCGCTGGGGGCGGGGAGCTTGGCGGAGTTGAAGCCGAGGCCGGCGATCTGCTCGACGGCGAGGGCGTCCACTTTGGCGTTGAGCGCGGTGGTGACGTCGGCGGCGGACTTGCCAGCGACGTCGGCGGGCTTGATGCCGAGGTAGCCGCAGAGGGTGGCGAGGGTGGCTTCGGTGCTGGTGAGGCTGGCCTTGGCGGTGGCGAGATCGGCGGTGGCCTGCGTGGCGGTGGCCTGCGCGGTGGTGAGATCGGCGCGGAGGGTGGCGATCTCGCCGTCTTTGGCGGCGATGGTGGCGGCGAGCTGGGCGGGGGTGCCGCCTTTCAAGGATGCCAGGGCGCCGGCGATGCGGGCGGCGAGGGGGGAGGGGGCGGCGGCCTTGGCCTTGGCGTCGTCTTCCTTCTTTTTGTCGTCGGCGTCGGAGTCGTCGGTGCCTTTGGCCTTTTTGGCTTTTTCGGCTTCTTCCTTCTCTTCGCGCTTTTTCTTTTCTTCGTCGGTCTCGGTGGCGGGGGCCTCGTCGGCCATGTGCAGGCCGGAGAGCGGAGCGTGGGAGACGGCGAGGAGGGGGAGGATCGCGGCGAGGGCGGCGAGGAAGGCGTGGGAGCGGTGGCGGTTTTTCATGGGAAGTTAAAGGAGGGCGTGGAAGTCAAACGGGCGGAGGCGGAGGACGGAGTTGTTTTTTTACAGGAGGGAAGGGAGGGAACGGAGAGGGTTGGGATTTAGAGCGACGCGGCGAGGGCCAGGACGTCGTCGAGGCTGGAGACGGTGGCGTCGGCCAGGCCGAAGGCTACGGCTTCGGCACCGTCGAACCATTGGCCTTCCATGGCGCTCTCTTCGGCGCGGGGGCGGCGGGCGCGGACAAAATCTTTGAAGATTTCGTTGGAGCGATTGACGGAGCCTTGGATGAAGGCGGCTTCGTCTTCGGCGGTGTCTTTGCCGGGGAGGCCGATGGCTTTGTATTTGCCGGCGCGATACAGCTCCAGCTTGATGCCCCACTCTTCGAGCATCTTGGTTTGGTTATACATGGCGATATACGTGCCGATGCAGCCGACCATGGCGGAGGCGGCCGGATAAAACTGCGTGCCGGCCACGGCGAGGCGCATGCCGTTGGAGCAGGCCATGTCGGAGGTGTGAGTGAGGACCGGAATGCGGGCGGCGAGGTCGGCGATCTGCTGGGCGAGCTCGGGCATGCCGGTGGATTGGCCGCCGGGGGTTTTGAGGTCGATGACGAGGGTGAGGACATCGGCGCGGCGGGAGAGTTCGGCCACGGCTCGCTGGTAGCGGTTGATCGAGCCGAGGCCGTAGATGAAGCAGGTGGCGTCGTCGTAGCCTTTGACGAGGGCGCCTTCGATCTTGAGGAGGGCCACGCCGGTCTTGGCGTCGATGGCGTAGCAGGGCTCGTTCCACGGCTCGCCTTTGTAGCCACCGAGAGCCCACTGGATGTAGGAGGCAGAGTTGGTGGGCGGGATCTGCGCGCCTTGGGTGATGCCGTGGAGATGGCGGATGAGGCTGAGGTGGTGCGCCGGGTGCATGCCGACCGGCAGGGCGACGAAGTCGGTGAGGAGGCGATGGGCGCCGGCGGTGAAAGTGGGATTGGTCATTTTTTTACAGGAGGGAAGGGAGGGAACGGAGGGCGGATTTTTTAGCGCGAAGACGCGAAGGGCGGAGGGAAGGTCTAGCCAAGAAGACCGGGGTTTTCTTGGGTTGGGCTTGGGTTGGGTCTTGGCGTCTTGGCGTTAAAATTTCTGCGGGCTTGTTTGTTGCACCGGTGCAGCAATCAGGCGGCTTGGCGCATTTGCTCGAGGAGGGCCTGGGCTTTGGCGGGATTTTTGGCGAGTTCGGCGAGCTGGGCGCGGACGTCGGAGGGGTTCTCGGGCGCGGCGTCGGGGCCGGGCTCGTTGGCCAGGGCAGGCGCGACGCCGGCGCGGCCATAAATCGTGGCGCGGATCTCGGCGATCTGCTGCTCGGTGGCTTCGGGGAGGCCGAGGGCGACGGACTCTTCTTTGGCGACTTTGCCCCAGCTGAACCATTCGCGGACCCACTGGCGCTGCTCGGTCTCGAAGTCGTTGCCTTGCCAGCCGTGGAGGCGGCGGAAGGTGAGGGCGGAGGCTTTGACTTGTTCGAGGTAGAGTTTGCCGTCGCGGCCGAAGTCGACGGTGAGGCGGGGCGGGGGAATCCAGAGGGCTTTCCACCACTCAGGATCGCGGCAGGGGCGGAGGCGGCCGGCGGCCATCTCGCAGGCGAGGATGAACTCGGTCTCGAGTTGGAGCTTGTCGTCGATGAGTTGTTGTTGGCCGCAGTCGATGAAGGACTGGGCATCGGCGAGGACGAAGCGGGTGTTGGCGCCGCCGAGGGCGGTGATGTTCCAGAGGAGCTCGGGGGAGACGTTGGCGCCCCAGGCGACGTCGCGGATCAAGTAATCGAGAAGGGCGAGTTGGTTGGGGTGGGGATTGGCGGCGCTGTTGAATTTGAGGGACTGGCCGGGCTGGAGGTTGGGAATCTCGCCGGGGCCGTAGATGCGCTCGAGGTTTACGGGGCCGGCGGCGGTGGTGATGGTCTGGATGGCCTGGCCACCTTGGGCGCGCTGGGCGGCGGTGAGGGGGGGTTGGGAATCGGGGGCGGTCTCGATCCAGTAGCCGTGGCGGTTGGAGAGTTTAACGCCGGACTTGATGTAGCCGGTGATCTCGGCGGCGTCGACGAGGTGGTTGATGGCGTGGCTGAGGATGGAGAGGCCGCGGGACTGGCCGGCGCGCTCGTAGTCGCACTGAAACAGGCAGGAGCGGGCGGGGACATCGGTGTAGTCGGCGTGGTCGCCGAGGAGGCGGTAGGCGAGGGCGTTGTTGTGGGGGCCGTGGAGGACGCCATCGCGCCAGCCAGAGTTGGCATCGTAGGTGGCGGGGTCCATCGTCTGGCCGATCTGGTGGCCTTCGTAAAAGGCGAAGCGGGCGGTGCCGGTCTGGGGATCGCGGGTGAGGATCTGGGCGCAATCGCCGTCGCGGTAGCGGAACCGGAGGACGGCTTGCTGGGAGGTGGAGCCGGTGTAGCGGCCGCCGAGGTCGTAGAGGTGGCGGGAGCGGGTGACGCGGTCGCGGGCTTTTTCGGCGAGGACATTCCACTCGGTGTCGGTGGTGGCGGCCTGGTAGGTGAGGCCGGTGCCGGCGACCATGCGGGCGAGGCCGTTAATGATGCGTTTGGCGATGCCGTAGTTGGCGTAGAGGAAGCGGGAGCGGCGGAGGATCTCGAGGCGGGTGTAGGCGCTGATCTCGCGGCGGGTGTCGAGCTCGGGGAAGTAGATCATGCCGCGGAGGCGGCTGTAGTCGGCGCCTTGGTGGCCATTGCCCGCGCCGCCGAAGCCAGTGGCGGGGACGAAGCCGCCGCCCCAGGGCACGGCGGCGGAGGTCTGGGGAGGAGAAACCTGAGGGCTGAGACCTGAGACCTGAAGGGCGGAGGACTGAGAAGGGCGGTGGCGGCGGCGGGACATGGTGGTCGAATTTTTTTAACGCGAAGACGCGAAGGGCGGAGGAAGGGCGATCCAAGTGGGGGATCAGGGAAATTTAAGTTTGCACCCAGTTGGCGCGGAAATCGGCGAAGGTGCCGGGGGGCGGGGCGGCGGGCGTGGTGGCGGGCGCCAGCTCGGCGAGCACATCCTGCACGGCGGCGAGATACTCCAGGCGGTGGAGGATGTGGGTGCCGGAGGCGGAGCCGCCTTCGTAGGCGTTGCCGGTGAGCTCGACGAACTCGGTGGACTCGGAAAAGACGCGCTCCCAGAGGGCGCGGAGGGCGCCCGGATCGGTGGCGTATTTGATGCGCAGGCCCTGCTTGAGGGTGGCGATTTTGGCGGCGGATTCCATGCATGCCGCGGGTTGTCAACCGGCGGGGCGGAGGGTGTCTCGCGAAGGCAGCGAAGGGAGCGAAGGACGGACAGGGAGGATGGGGAGAACGAGGCGGGGGCTCGCTTTTTCCCGCCCCTCATCGCACGAGGCGCCGCGATGGAACAGGGGCGGGAGTCATGAGCACCGGCCCCGGGCGCTCGGGGGGAACGGCTGAAGGGGTGGGCGTGTCAAGCGGGGCTGGGCAGAATATTTTACAGGAGGGAACGGAGAGAAGGGAGGGCGGGCAATCAGGCAGCGAGGAGGGCGCGGATGATGCGGGGGCCGCCAGTGCGCCAGAGGACGCCGGAGACGAGGATGTCGTATTGCGTGGTGCGGCCGGCGCGGGAGTGAACGATCTCCCACTAGGTGACGCGGCCGTCGCCGTGGTAGGTGACGCCGTGGCGGACACGCTGACCGCGGCGATCATCGAGGGCGCGCGCACGCTGGGTGGCGAAGTCTGGCCCGCGCTCGACGCGGGCGGCAGCCTGGGCAAGCAGGCCCTTGGCGCCCCACTCCTTGGCTTTAGCGCGGCGACGCTTCCAAGGGATGCGTTTGAGTGCGTGCATTAGCGGGAGTTATTCTGGGCAGAATGGGATATTGGCCTTGTTAGCCGGAGAAGAGTTGGCGTGCGCGACTACGGCCTTCTTGCACATTTCGAGGAGCTTCTTGCGGGCGCGGTCTGTCTGCGCTTGTGGCATGAATCCCATGACGTAGCAGTGCGTGATTGCGTCGCCGTGGCGGTCGAGCCGGTCGGCGTCATCCTTGGAGATGTGCCCGGCGAGTTGTTTGCTGATCGGGTCGCAGAGCGCGCCGATTTGGAGGGTGATCGAGGACATAAAAGGCGAAAGAGGCTAACCAGTCGATTCAGAGAACGCGGGTGAACGTCACAGGGGAGGCGCGGCCCGTCCTCCCGCGTCTCTGATCTTCGCGTTAGCCAAAACTCCGGCGATGTATGCCATAGGGGCGTTGCCCACGTGTTTGATCGCGGCCCGCTTGGATGCGTGAACCACATCGCGGGGCGGGAGTTTGGCGAGGATCGCATGGGCGAGCGCGAGCGCTTCGCGGGCGTCCTCGTTCTCACGCTCTAGGTCACGGGCGAAGTCGGCATCGACGACGAAGCGTTCGGGCTTCACGCGGAGGTTGCTGTATTCTACTGCGTCAGTTCTTGGTGTTTTTGTGTGCATAAATTCGGAGACGGAGGCTAACCATGTGCTACAGCGCAACGCGACTGCTTGACCTGTCCTGCGTATGTGGAGAGCCGCTCGTCGCGTTGCTGACCACGGCGTTAGGCAAGGCACGCAGCGAAAACTTGAGTTCGTCGCGGTAGTTGGACGCTTGGCCGTCTCTTCCGTATCCACAGAAGGCGTCGGCGCGTTCTCCGCGAATCAGTGCGTCCACGAGGGCCTGAGCGTCTTCGGCCACGTTTTTATGGAGCCTCAGTTCTTCGCGCCAAGCCCAAGCAGAAATGAGCCTAACAAAGCGTTGCAGGAGAACACGGCCACGAGCCGCAAATTGAGTCAGTTGGTTTTTCATATGGTTAAATGGTTATTGGGCTTCGTTCCCGCCGTGTCCCTGAACTTTGTCGTTGGGCTTATGGTCTTCGACCGTGGCAAGTGACCCGCAGCATGGAGTGCTCCCCGACCAGTTTTCATATCCGCAGCCGCAGGCGTCACAGCGCGCTATCCACGTCCCTGTAAGAGGGATCAATTCGGCCCAACCAGTCGTTTCAGCCAACGAGGGCAACCGATCGGCGGGGGGTATTGCGGGTGGAGTTTCCATAGAGTTATTTGCCTCGCGGCTGATCTTGGACGTTGATGCCTTGGCGGAGTTTTAGGTGGAGGCCGGCGGGGTGGTCTTGGGCGAGCCAGACTTCGAGGCGGTCAGCGTAGCGGAGATAGATGCGGGCCGGCTGGTTGGGGCGGAGGCGGCGGCGGACTTTTAGCACGCCTGCGGGGAGGTTGAGGATCGGGGCCGTGGCGTAGTGGTCTTTGATGCCCCAGCAGATCGTCTCACCGACTACGCGGATGCGCGGGGCGGGCTTGGTTTCACAGGAGGGAAGGGAGGGAACGGAGGGGGCTGCGGTGGCGCACTCTACGGCGAGAGTAAGTTTGGCCATGACTTGCTGCGCCCGGGCAAAGCCAGCCTCAGCGGACTCGGGCTCGGAATCGGTGCAGCGGAGGGGGAAGCCTAGGAGGGTCGTGTAGCCTAGTCTCTGGACGAGGGCGATTTGCTCGGCGGTGAGGTCGAGGGGGTGATCGCTCATCGGGCGGCTGGAATGGTGGTTGAGGTAGTCCAACCGGTGACGGGTGGCGATGGGGATAATCTCCTCGTGGAAGCGGCGCTGCTCGGCGGCGTGGATGATGCCGCTGGCGGCGCCGCCTTGTAGGGTGGTCGGAATCGGCGAGGGGGCGGTGGCTTCGTCGGTCGCGGCGCGGAACTTGGGCCATGAGGTCAGCCAGGCTCGGGCGCTCTGCATGAGGGAGCGGCGGGTGGCGGGCGTGCTCATGGGGTGGCGACGGGGAAAAGCGCGGCGATGCGGTCGTCGATCTCTTTGATTGATTGGAGGAGGTCGGCGTGGGCTCTGTCGTAGCCGCTCCAGTTGGGGGATGTGTTGAGGCTGCAAAGACGCTCCATAAGGGTCTGCCGGTTGGTAAGGTAGCCGGCGCTGACTCGCAGTTTGGCATCTAGTAATGCAGCAGAGTCGGTGTCTTTGATCTGTTTTTTCAGCAGCGTATAACCGGCGAAAATTGCATCGGGATCACCAATAGCTCGACCTTCGGAAATATCGGCCACGATGTGGCCGGATCTGAGGATATGAATTTGAATGGGTGCGCGCAGCGGCGCGGCCTCGGGTGGAGGGTTGGGTGTGTTGCTCATGACACACATGGGCCAATGTCAAAACGGAGGGGTCGCGCGAAGGGCGCGAAGGGCGCGAAGGGCGCGAAGGGTCAGGCTTGTTGCACCGGTGCAGCAATGGGTTGCAGGCGGCCGTCTTCGGTCATGACGATGGTGGCGGGGGGGAGCGGCGTCGCGGGGGGGACCTCGAAGACGGACCGGATGGTATGCCACATGACGAGGCAGCCTTTGACGGCGTCGCCAAAGTCGTTGGGGCCTTTGGGCTCGAGCCAGCGGATGACGCGCTTGCCTTTCCAGAAAACTTCGTCGCGGCTTTCCTGGGCGAGCTCTTCGCAGAAGTCGGGCGCGGGGTCGGCGGGGAGGTGCAGGGCGGGGACTTCGCTTTCGCCGCGGCGGATCTGCTCGGCGCCGGCGATGCGGGAGATGTAGAGCTCCGTTTTTAAGTCGTCGTCGCAAAAATGGTAGACGGTAACGGGGATCTCATCGACGAAGAATTTTCCGGTGCGGGCGACGACGAGGTCGTGGACGGAGCGGGCGTCGGAGCCTTTGGTGGGGAAGAAGAGCATGCCGGTCTTTTTCAAGCACCAGCGGCGGGTGTCCATGGTCTCGCCGCCGTTGCCGTTGCCTTCGTCGATGCCGCCGACGACGATGCCGGCGTGCCATTCGCCGGGGTGGCGTTCGCGGAGGATCTCGAGGAGGGGGCGGCGGGTGGTGATGGCATCGGACTCGGCGGCGGCCATGAAGGCTGGGCTCGGGTAGTTGAGGCCGACGTAGACGGGGCGGGCGGCTATCTCGAGGAGGTGATCGCGGCGGGCTTCGGAGCCGGACTCGAGGGAGATGATGCCGTAGTCGATGATCCAGCACTCGCCGGTGGTGGAGAAGGCGGCTTTGGCCCACTTCACGCAGGTGGCTTGCTGGTCGGCGAAGAGGACGATGGCGGCGGCGCCGGAGGGGGTGATGGCGGGAGAGACGGGCACGCAGCCGTGGTCGTAGCCGCCGGCGAGGGCTCGGATGGCGTCGAGGGTGAGGTGGACGGAGCGGTCGAGGCGGGGGCGGCCGAGAACGCGGTTGTAGAAGCGGCGGAGTTTGGAGGGGGATTTTTGCGCGTCGACCCACTGGGAGGCGATGTGGCCCCAGGTGGTTTGCTCGCGGAGGGAATACATGTCGTTTATGTGGAAGGAAGCGCGGCCGGGGTAGGGTTTGTGTTCGTCCTGGCCGGTGTTGGTAGGGACGCAGCGGATACAGTCGGGGCGGAGGAGGCGGCGTTTGTCGGCGTTGCGGAAGCGGTGGTGGCAGGGTGTGGGGGAGGCGAGGCCGGCGCACTCGAGGTAGACTTCGCGGTGGATGCGGGCGTAGTCCCACTCGCCGCGTTCGTTTTTGCAGAAGCCGAAGCGGAGGCGCTCGAAGTCGAGGGATTGGTAGGTGCCGCAGGCGGGGCAGCGGATGTGGAGTTCTTCGCGGGTGCCGGTGAGGAAGTTTTTGACGGTCTCGTCGGTGGCTTCTTCGGGGGTGCCGCCGGCGAGGAGTTTGCCGGTGGCGACTTCTTTGATGCGGTCGCGGGCGAGGTCGATGGTGTTGGCGGACTGGCGGGCGCCGGGTTTGTGGCGGGAGAGTTCGTCGAGGATGACGAGGCCGAAGGAGGCGGCGTCGAACTCGCCGGCGGAGCCGGAGCCGGTGAGGACGACGAACATGCCTTTGAGTTTGAGGAGGAGGTTTTGGAGGGTTTCCTCGGGCTCGCCGAGGAGGGTGTCGGCAAGGGAGCGGTTGCGGGTGAGGAGGCGCTGGAGGCGGGTGGAGATTTCCTTGGCCTTTTTGGCGCTGTGCATCGCGTAGAGGACGTGGGTGGGCGCGGTGGCGGCCACGTAGCAGACGATGAGCATGTAGGCCAGGGTGAAGCCGAGCTGGGCGGACTTCATAATGATGAGTTCGCGCTCGTCGGGGCGGGTGATGAACTCGAAGACGCGGCGGACGTAGATGGTCTCGAGGGTGCTGTAGGGGCCGTGGTTGTCGCGGGACTCTTCGGGGTCGATGATGATGTGGCGCTCGCACCACTCCCAGCCGTTGAGCGAGGAGCGGGGCATGTAGATGCGGGAGAGGATCTCGACGACAAGGGCGCGGATCTCGGGGGCCTGGGGGTGGCGGAGGGGCACGGGCGTGGCCGCGGGGGAGAGCGGGGCCGGGAGACTGGCGGGGGGCGGGGTCATGCGGCGAGGGGGAACAACAACACGCAGGCGATCCACGCGAGATGCATCGCTTGATCGACGCACAGCGGGCCGACTGGCCAGCGCTCGGGCGGGGTCTGGCCGTAGAACTTCATCCAGCGCAGGTGGAGGGCGTAGCGGTCTTGGACGTAGTGCTGGGCCATGATAGCGAGGAAGGCCCAGAGCGGAAGCAGGCCGGACAGGAGCAGCACGGCGAAGGGCAGCGAGTAGAAGCCGATGTGACGGTAGCAGACCCAATGCGACGACGATTTGAGGCGGGCCATCGAGTCGTCTTGCAGGATAAAGTCGCCGACTAAGTGGGCAACGATTAGGACGGGGAGGAGGTGGAGATAGTTGTTCATTGGTTAAGCGGCAAGAGGCTCGACGGTTGACGGGGCGGGCGGCTCGAAGGCGGTGGGGGGCGGCGGCTCGGGCGAAGTTGAAGGTGGCTCGGGCTCGGGGGCCGGGGCGGGCTCGGGAAGGCTGGCGGAGGTGAAGGCGGTGTTGAGGAGGACGGCGAAGAGGGCGTCGGTCTCGCGGTTGAAGATTTCCTCCTGGCGCGCGGGGGGGAGTTCGGTGAAGTCGGGGTGGCGGCGGCGGATGGTGCGCCAGAGGCGGCGGACGCCGGGGGCGAGGATGTTGTGGACGGAGGTGAGGGCCTCGACGACGGCGGCGCGGTCCCAGGTCTCGCCGGACTCGCGGAGGATCTTGGCGCGGTCGCGCTCGTAGGTGCGGGTGGTGTCGGCCAGCTCGAGCCACTCGCGCTTGAGGGCCGTGGCGGTGGCGCGGACGGCCTCGTCGGGGGAGAGGACGGCCTCGGTGTAGCGCTGGGCGGCCACGGCTTCGGCCTGGGAGAGGCGGTTGAGGGTGGCGGCGTAGCCGGTGTCGTGGGGGGCGTCGAAGTTGATGCGGGGGGCGGGCGGCGGGATCTGGGGCGCGGCGGTGCGGGCGGCGGGCTCGGCGGCCGGCGCCGGCGTGGCGGGGGCCGATGGGGCGGCGACGGTGGCGGGCGCAGGGGCCGGAGCGGGCGCGGCCTCCTCGAGCTGGAGGAGGCGGGCGGGGACCTCGTGTTTCATGACGAGGCGCCACCAAGCGGCCATGCGGTGCGGCTCATCGAGGGGCGGGTAGGCCGGCGGGGTGTGGCGCGCACCGGAGGACCGCCAGCGCTTGATGGTGCGGATGGCGACGCCGAAGGTCGCCTCGTAGGGCGTGCCGGGCGTGAGCGAGTGGATGCACCCGGAGCGGGCGGAAAAGGCGGCGGCCGGTGGAGACTCCAGGGCGAAGGACGATGCAGCGGCGGCCGGCGGCGACGGTGCGGCGGCCGGAGTGGGCGCGGCCGTAGGACTGGACGTGCCAGCCGGTTGGGCGATCAGGTCGGCGATCTCGTCGCGCTCGTCTGGAGACAAGCGGGCTCCGCTCGCCCAGCGCTGAAGCAGGGCGGACCGGCGCGCGACGCGCATTTCCTGCACTTTTTCCAA